AAGATACTATAAAATTTGAAGGTGATATAACTTCAAACTTAAATCCAGATCAATCATTAACATATGATATAGGTGAAAATTCAAAAAGATGGGGATACTTCCACGTAAAAAGTATGCCTAACTTAAACAATATTACTATTGATAACTTTATAAGTTTGAATGGTGTAGCTGTTAACTTAGGTATAACAAACAAATGGTATGTTACTACAGATGGTACTGATTCTTTATCAGGTACTCACCCTAACTTTGCATTTGGAACTATCAAACACACATTAGATCAACTAGAATCAAGTACAGGTGGCCCACATGAAATTCATGTTTTTCCAGGAACATATGAAGAAAATTTTCCAATGGAAATTCCTGAAAATGTTACTATAAAAGGTGTAGGTCAAGGAACTGTTCTTATAAAATCTCCAGTTATAACTGGTGATACAGCATTTTATTTAAATGATAATACTTCTGTACAAAATGTTACAATTGATGTTACTGGAAGTAACGCCGCTTTTAGATTTGCCACAGGAACCAGTTCTGTTATAAACACAGGACCTTACATAGCAGACGTTAAAGTAAAAGGTCTTTTAGGTGTTTTGAATGCTGAGCAAACTAATAGTGCTACCTATCCACCAGCACCAGGTTCTCAACCTAGTATAACATTTAAAAATGTTGATTGTAATTATGGTGGTGGTAGTGGCTCGGCAATTCTAGCATCAAATGGTGTACGAGTAGAAATGATAGACTGTACTATTGAAAATGCTAACAGTGTAATTTCTGCATCTCATGGACTTTTTGGTTTTGGAAATTTTGCTTATTCAGGTAACCCTTCTCATGATAATTCTGATCACATATATGGTACAGATATAAGAGCAGTAGGATGTATATTTCGAGATATAACAGATGCAGTAATTCAAGCAGGTTATCATGGCCATGTAGGTGATGATATTCTAATTAATCTTATTGGTTGTACATTTATTAATGTAGAACAAACTACATCAATAACTGAGTGTCTTGATAATAAGAATCCTATAATATACACAAACATATTTGATGATAAAGGTATTTTTAGAATGGGGCAGGAAGAAGTTACTATATCTTCTGGAGATATACCTACTCCATATAATTTAACAATAAGAGATGATGAAACTACTTTTAAATCAAGTTCAATGACTTTAGAATATTCTCATATAAATTTTAGAGCTCCTGATAGTACATTCATTGCTAGTGATTGGGTAGAAGCAGGTGATTTTACTCTTACAGAAAATACAATCCAAAGTAATTTTGGAGATATGAATTTAAAAGCAACATCTGGAACAACTAATATTCAAACAGATACAAAAATTCATTCAGATCTAGATGTAACAGGAAATACTATAATAGGTGGATCAATGATTACTTTAGGTGATCAGCCAACAGATACTATTGATTTTTCTATGCAAATGACACAAGATTTAATGCCTACTGGAAGTACTGTACAAAATTTAGGATCAGCAACTAAAAATTGGTTTAAAACTAATTTTTCTACAGTAGATGTTGGAGACATTACTGCTTACAATAATGTTATGACTACAACTGTATCTAATGCTGATTTAGAAATGAGAGGCAGTGGTACTGGTAATGTTATTGCAGTTGATTTAACATTTGGAACAGGAATTGATTCTCCAAATGATATAGTTTTAGATGCAGGATCATCAACAGTTACAATTGATAGTACATCAGCATTGAATCTTCCTACAGGTACATCTGCACAAAGACAAGCACTAACTAGGGAATTAAGATTTAATACAGACACAAATTTATATGAAACTTATTCAACAGGAGTAGCCCACGTTGGCGGAGTTAGAGATGCCGATTTAGACACATATATTGATGTATCTAGCAATAATGAAATGACATTTTATGGTGGTGGTAATAACATTGCTACTTTAGATGGAGCAGGAGTATTAACAGCAACAAAATTTAGTAGTCAAGATGAATTTGCACTTGACGGAAATTCAGTAACTGTTGGAAGTCCAGGAGCTGAAGCAGGATTAGAAGCAAATGGAAGTGGTAAAGTAATATTAGATACATCTAATTTTACAATGTCAGGAGGTGTACTTCTTAACACAGAAAGTGGTAGTGATACAGTTTTTACAGGAACAGGATTAAAAATAGATAGATCTATTAAAGTTGACGCTCCAGCAATAAAATTTGGTAGTGGTACATCAGCAGAACAACAACAAAAAGCTGATTTAAGACAGGGTGAATTGTTCTGGAATACAGATGTTAGTATTCTTCAAGTTTACACAGGAGTAGATTGGAAGTCTGCAACAGGGCAAGAAGAATCTCAAATAACCATCGAAGATTTAGAAGCAATTAACTTAACATATAACTTAATAATTAATTAAGCAATATTCTAGCATACTACTACCTAATATCAAAATCCGTATAAATAGTATTAATGTTTAAATTAGACCATATTTTAGACAGGACAAACTGTGGTTCAACCCGCAAGGTAATGTGGTTGGTGGGACAAGATCCCCGTGCTATAAGGAGATAGAGAATGGCCGTTGGTCGAATTTCGGGACAGCTCTTAAAGTCCAACTTGCTTCGTAATGGAGTAAACCTGGCCTTCGAGACTGATCTTTTATACATTGATGTTAATAATTCTCGAATAGGAGTGAAAACTGCTACTCCTCAATATCCATTAGACATAAATGGAACAGCACGTACAACAAATTTAGAAGTCACAAATCAAGCAGTAATCAACAATATCACAATTGGTGCTAATACAATATCAACTACTGCATCAGTTCTTAATATTACTTCACCAGACAGTATATTATACAATAATAAACTAGTAATAGATGACCTTATAATTGAAGGTAACACTATTACAGCCACAGAGTCTAATCAAAATTTTGAAATTATAACAAGTGGTACAGGTATTGTACACGTAGATGCTGATATGAGAGTGGAAGGTAATATCCACGCTACAGGAGATATCAGAGCAGATGGTGATATTCAAATAGGTGACGCAGATACAGATTCAATTTCTATTGCGGCAGATTTTACAAGTAATATTACTCCAGATTTAACTGACACATATAATATGGGTTCCGCAGGAAAAAGGTGGAATGACGTATTTGCAAATAATTTAATTGTAGATAATCTTACATTGAATGGTAACATTACTGTACAAGGTCTTGACTTAACAGCCAGACCAGGTAAAATTTATTATGTTGCAACTAATGGTGATGATGCTAAAACAGGAACTCACCAAAATGATCCTTTTGAAACAGTTAAAAAAGCAACAGAAACAGCAACAAATGGAGATTTAATTTATGTTTATCCGGGAACATATGTAGAAATTTTTCCATTAACAATTCCATCTGGAGTATCAATAAGAGGAGATGGAGTTAGAGCAGTTTTAATTACACCACATCCAAGTGTAATAGATAAAGATGCATTTCTTCTTAATGGTGAAACTACTATAGAAGATTTAACTGTTACAGGTTTTCGTTATGATAGTGCAGGTAATACAGGACACGCATTTAGATTTAACACAGGTGCAGATAGCACTTATTTTGCACTTACTAGTGATATTCCTTTAATTAAAAATGTTTCAGTTATTACAGAAGGATCTGTAACGTCAGAGTCTGATCCAAGAGGATTTGATCAAGGAGATGCAGGAAAAGCCGCATTACTTGATGGATCAGTTATTTCAGGAGCTGACTTAGAACTTAGAGTTAGATTTCAAAATTGTACATTTATTACTCCAGGTATGAATGCATTAACAGTAACAAATGGTGTAAGAGTAGATTGGATTAATTCATTTACATATTTTGCAGATGAAGGAATTAGAATTGAAGATGGTCCTACAGGAATAGCGGCGGCAGGAGAAACAAAAATAAAATATGCACAATTAGTAGGATCTACTCCAACGGCTACTGAAACAATTACTTACTATGATACAAATGGATCTACAAAATTAGGAGAAGCAACAATTAATTCAATTGATGGAAATGGAACATTACATATTACTGGAAAATCTACAGGATTTGCACTAGCATCTACAAGAACAGTTAAAAAAGTTATACCAACAGGAACTACAATAGATTCTTCAACTAAAAAATATGGAAGTGGAAGTTTTAAAAATGGTTTTATAAATGCAAATACAGATCATTTAAAAGTTGAAGGACATACAGATTTTGGTTTTGGTACTGGAGATTTTCAAATAGAAGGATGGTTTAATCCATCATCAGTACAAAGTAAAACTTTATTTAAAATAGGTAGACTTGAAGTTGATTTAAGTGGTAATGCTCCAAGAGTTAGACTTGATGGAAATGTTGTTGTAACTTCTGGAACAGGTCTTAATATTAATTCTTGGACACATTTAGTTGTAATGAGACAAAGTGGTAACTTAAGAATGTTCATTGGTGGTAATAATGAAGTAGATCAAAATGGTTGGAGTGCAGATTTAAAAAGTGCAAGTCCAGTTTATATTGGAAATAATGATATTTTTACTTCAGCTTTTTATGGTCATATAGATGATATTAGAATAATCAACGGTAGTACAACATATACAGCAAATTTCACACCGCCTAGTTCACAATTAGTTAGTACAGATGTTTCGCAAGAAACTGTATTAATGTTAAATGGTAATGACTTTTCAGACAATGGAACTAGAGGACAAGACATTAGATTTTCAGGTGGTTCAACTGCTTCAGAAATTACTTTAGCTGATTATTCAGACTTTGGATCAGATTTTAGAAGTATGTCGAGTACATCTGTTTATGGAAATAAAGGAATTGTTGCACAAGGTCCTGGTGCAAATGTAACTTTAGTTAATCATAATTTTGCATATATAGGTAGCGGTAAAAGTTATGAAAATGATGATACAGCGGCTATTCAAGCAAATGAAGTTGTAGCAACAAATAGTGCAAAAGTAAATTACAATTCAACTGATCAAAGTGGTGATTTTAGACTTGGTGAATTATTTCATGTTAATCAAAAAACAGGTGTAGTAGAATTTAAAAGTGCTGATATAAGAATAGACACTGCAGGTTCTATGACAATTAATAATGGTTCAGACGCAACAGTAATAGATTCAACAAAAATAGAAACAAATAAATTAAGAATGAGTGGACAAACTATTCAAAGTCTTGCAGGGGATCTTAATCTTAATTCATCTAGTAATTTAATTAATATATTGAATAATGTTAATATTCAAGGTCATTTAGAAGTTGTAGGTAATATAACAATAGGTGGTAACATAACAATAGGTGATGAAACTACTGATACTGTTACTATTACAGCAGGAATAGGAAGTGATATGACGCCTGCAATAGATAATACATATAATCTTGGTAGTTCAATTAATAGATGGAATACATTATTTGCAAATCAAATGCAAATAGATAGTATTAATATTACTAATAATGTAATAACAACTACAGACAGTAATGCTGATTTAGAATTAAGAGCAAATGGAACTGGCGGAATTAGATTAGAATCATTTAGATTTGATCAAAGTACTATTACTAATGATTCAGGAGATATGACACTTACTCCTGCATCTGGAGTAGCAAGAGTTGATGGTACTGGAAGTATAAGAATTTCTTCAGGTACAACTGCACAAAGACCTGGAACTCCTGTTGCAGGTATGATACGTTATAATACAGATACAAGTTTATTTGAAGGTTATGATGGATCTATTTGGATAGCACTAACAGGTGTATATGACATAGATAGAGACACTTACATAACAGCAGAACTTACACCAGGTGCAGATGATGATACTATTAGATTTTATGCTGGTGGAACTTTAGTTGCAAATGTAAATTCTACAAGATTTGATATAACAAAATTAATAGTAGATGACATAGAAATTAGTGGAAATACCTTAAAAACTACTGGGGTAAACCAGGATTTAATATTGAATGCAAACGGAACAGGTAGTATTAGGATTGAAGACTTTAAATTCGAAGGAAATACGATAACTAATACTATATCGGACCCTATCGTAATAAGAACGAGTGGAAATGGGTATGTAGACGTTTCAGATGCTGGAGGATTTGTACTTCCTTCAGGAACTGTAGTAGATAGACCTGCTGTTGCAGAGTTGGGTATGACAAGATACAATACTCAAGATAGCAGGGTAGAACTTTATGATGGAAATCAATGGGGTTCTATTGCAGGTTCTTCTGGTGCAATTAGTGTATTAGATGCTACTGAAATTTCAATAACATACGCGATAGCTTTAGGATAAAATAGAGATGGCAACATATTTTAAAAATGCAATAGTAAAAAACATTGGAACACTACCGGTGACAATTTATACGCCACCTGTAGGAACTAATGCAATTGTGTTGGGTCTTAATCTTGCAAATTTAATATCTAGTGTAGTAAAAGTTAGTGTAACATTACAAGACCTTACTAGTGCGTCAGGATTTCTTATTAAAGATGTAATGATTGCACCTAATTCGAGTTTAAGAGTTTTAAGTGCTGGAGAAAAATTAATAGTAGCGGCTCAAAGCACGTTATCAGTAAATTCTGATATTACTGATTCTGTAGATGTAGTCGCAAGTTATGTGGAGTTAACGTAAAATGAGTGCAATAGGACAAGGAGTATCAGCATATTTAAAAGCCGGAGTTAAAGATAGATATTTTTACGGTTTAAGAAGAACTGATGAAGGTGAACTATATATAGGAAAAGTTGACCAAATGTTAACTGGCGATGGTGTATCAGTTAATGTTCCTGGAGATCCTGCAAAGAATTTTAGTGAGTTTGACCAAGGACAAGATTTTTATGAAGGCAGAGGACCTAACCATGATAAGGTTTTTGCAAATTTAAAATATGAACAATTTAGATGGGATGATGTTAATTTAAATTATTATGTTAATAGTGAAGGAGAACTAGTAGTAAGAATTAATAGCCAACAAACTGATGGAACAGTGGCATATCCTAATACAGATGAACAAGTTGTATATGATAAAACTATATTTTCTTTTGATAGAGACGTATACTACTTTGATAGTAATGAAGTAACATTTGACAAACATTAAGGAGACATGGGAGCAAACAAATGACAAAACAGATAATACAAGATGGTATAATACCTAATGACGGTCAAGGTGACAGTCTTAGAACAGGTGCACAGAAAATAAACACAAATTTTGATGAGTTATATACTGCACTAGGAAATGGTAGTGCTTTAACTTCTATTTCAGATAATTTATTTAATTCAACAGGTTCTAACAAGATTGCGTTTCACTTTGATACGCTAGGAGATTTACCAGATGCCACAACCTATCACGGAATGTTCGCCCATGTACATAGTGAAGGTACAGGTTATATGTCTCATGCAGGAGCCTGGGTTAAACTCGTAGATGCAAATAAATCTATTGATGCTTTAGCAGATGTTAATACAACTAACACTACACCAACAGATGGTCAAGCATTACTTTGGGATAACGCAAATAGTTATTGGAAACCAGGTGACGTACAAGCATCAGGTGGTGGAACTTTTGTTTCATTATCAGATAGTCCTTCTACTTTTTCTGGAGCAAATAATAAATTTGTAACAGTTAATAGTGGAGCAAGTGCTATAGAATTTACAACTCCAGTTATTGATAAAATTGGAGATGTAGATACAACTACAACACCTCCAACAGCTGGTCAAGTATTAAAATGGAATGGATCTAATTGGGTTCCGGCTCAAGATTCTACATCAGGTGGAAGTGGATCAGACGCTGACACATTAGATGGTTTAGATAGTCCATATTTTTTAGATTATAATAATTTTACTAATAAACCAACATCTTTTGGTAAATCTTTTAACGTATCTGCCGCAACATATACAGCCGCGTCAGGTATAATGCAATTAACTATTGGAGCACACGATTTAGTAATTGGTGACAATATTAAAATTGCTCCATTAAGTTTAACATTTTCTTGCGACATGGATAATCATGCTACTAATACGCAATATCCAAGAGCAACTGGAAGTGCCGCACCTGGTGGAATGGATTATGTATATAATAAACCAGTTGCAATTACGGGTGCAGATGCAACAACAATTACAATGAATGTTGGAACTGGAAATCTTAAATCTTTTACTCCAACAGCCGCAATATACACACCAGCAACAGGTGTAATGGAATTAACTATTGGTACACACAATTACATAGCTGGTAACAAAGTTAGTATTACTACAGAAAGTTTAACTTTCACTTGCGCCTTAGATGGTCATTCATCACAAAAAGCATATCCAAGAGCAACAGGTTCAGCCGCTCCAGGTGGAGCTGACTATGCCTACGAAACACTACAAACTCTTACATCAGTAAGTGCAACAACAATTACAATGAATGTTGGAATATCAAGTAATACATCTGCACATACATTTGTAAGTGCTTCTGCTGGTGCTATAACAAGTTCAAATATTCATACATTTATAAGTGCTACTTCTAATTGTATAACATTTGCAAAAAGATTTACAGAGTTATCAGATGCTCCATCTAGTTTTAGTGGATATGGAGATTATTATCTTAAAGTAAACACTGGTGGAACAGCTTTAGAACTTGTAACAAAACCTGGCGGAGCAACTAATTTATCAGGACTTTCTGATATAACAACATTAGGAAATTATTACAATACATCAAATGCAGTATATACACCTGCGACAGGAGTAATAGTATTAACTATTGGACAACACAATTTACAAGTTGGTCACAATGTAAAAATTGCTTCAAACAGTTTAACATTTACTTGTGCAATGGATAGTAATGCAACAGAACATACATATCCAAGAGGAAGTGGATCAGCATATGCAGGTGGAAAAGATCCTGCTTATACTTCAGCAAGTACAATTACGGCAATAACTGCAGATTCAATTACTGTAAATGTTGGAATATCAAGTAATACAACAACACACACATTTATAAGATCTACTGAAAATAATATATCAGTAGTTGATCAATCTTACAGTACATCAAATGCAACATATACACCTAACACAGGACAATTGCAATTAACTATCGGAAACCATGCCATACAGGCTGGACATTCTGTTATGATTGCCGCAAATAGTTTAACATTTACCTGCGCCTTAGATAGTAATACTACACAATCAACTTATCCAAGAGCAACTGGATCAGCGGCACCAGGTGGAATGGACTATGCTTACGAAAGACCTGTATTAATTACAGCCGTAAGTGCGACAACAATTACAATGAATTGTGGTGTATCAAGTAATACATCAGCACATACATTTGTAAGTGCTGTTGCAAATAATATAAAAGTTGCACCAACACAAGGTGATTCATTGTACTTCAATGGAGTATCATGGTTAAGAAGAAACGGACCAGTATCAAGATATGAAATAATAAATGACAGTAGCAATAACTTTACTTGGACAGGACCTGGTTTAACATCAGCAACTAATGATCCAGTAATGTATATGAACAGAGGTCATACATATTATTTGATTAATCAAGCAGGAAGTTCTCATCCTTTAGAAATAAGAACTAGTAATGGTGGTAGTGGATATACATCAGGAGTAACAGGTAGTCAATCAGGTACACAAATATTTGAAGTACCAATGGATGCACCTGCTACATTGTATTACCAATGCACAATTCATTCTGCAATGGGTAACACAATTAACATATTGAGTTAATAATTTATGAGTGGTGAATTAGATATAGAACAAATAACAGAGACACTTGGTAACTCTAGATATTTTTATGGACTTAGACGTACTAGTGAAGGTGAATTGTTTATTTCAAAAGTAGATTTACTAGAATTAAAAGATGGTGTACAAGTTAATAGACCTGGTGCAGTGTCAGATAATTTTAATGATTTTTCTAGAGGCGTAGATTTTTTTGATGGAAGAGATGGACAACATAGAAAAAATTATAAAAATTTAGTTTATGAACAATATAAATGGGATGGCAGAAATATTTTTTATTATGTTAATACTGAAGGTGAATTAGTTTTAAGAATTAACGAACAATATACATACGAAGCATAAAATGGAGAAAATAAATACTTTAGGGATATAATTCGATGGCAGATTTCAAAATAGATAGGATACGATTTAGATGGAGAGGTGACTGGGTAGCAGGTACTTCTTACATTAAAGATGATATCGTTAGATATGGTGCAAAAATATTTGTCTCTATCGAAATGCATACAGCAGATGCTAACTTTTATAATGATTTAGATAATATAGTTCCAAGATGGTCACAAATGATGGATGGTCAAAGTTGGACTGGTAATTGGAAAACAAGTAATTTTTATAAAGTAGGTGAAGTAGCAAAAGTTGGAGCGGCAGTTTATAAATGTATAGAAGGTCACTTATCAAATGCAAGTGAAGCCAATGGATTATTAGGTGATGAAAATAAATGGGTTTACTTTGCAAGAGGTGAAAAATGGACATCTTTATGGCAACCTAATACACTTTATAACGTTGGTGAAACAATTGTTTATGGTGGATCAGTTTGGAAATGTATAACATCACATACTTCTTCAACTACAGCCGCAGGTATAGAATATCATCAAGCCAATTGGGTTCAATATCATAGATCAGATTTTTACAGAGGTTATTGGGCACCAAATATAAGATATTATCCAGATGATATAGTAAGAAATGGTGGAGTAATTTACAGAGCTGTAACAGGACATACAAGTGCCGCAGTAGATTATTGGAACGATTTAGATAGTACAGATTATACAACAAATTCATCAAGTGGTTCTGGTGCAGTTATAAATGTTTTCAGAGTTGGCACAACTTATTATGTAAAATTTACAAATGCAGGAGTAAACTTTGCGGCGGCAGAAACTATTTCTATAGTAGGTAGTAAAATTGGTGGAGCCGATGGTACAAATGATTTATCAATCACTATTAATACAGTAAACAGTGGAGCAATAGCAACGACATCTGCAAATGGTACTGCTGTTTCAGGTAGTGCAGGTTTAGAAGCCGATCAAGCAAAATGGGAAATAGTTCTTGATGGTATTGAATATGAAGATGATTGGGCATACGGAAAAAAATATAATAAAGGTGCTCTTGTATCTTGGAGTCCGGGAATTTGGCAAGTAACTACTAGTCACTGGTCAATAACGGATTACATGAATGAAGCTAATTTTTCATTATGGGTTCCAGGTGCAGAATACGAAGGAACTTACTCTACTACACAATATTATCAAAAAGGTGACGTTGTACATTATGGTGGTTATAGTTATGTTGCTTTAGTAAGCAATACAAATATTATTCCAGGGGTTACAGATAGTACAAATACTTGGGAATTAATTCAAACAGGTTATAATTTTAGAAGCGAATGGAATAGTTCAACTGCATATAAAACAGGAGATGTAGTTAGAGCAGGTGGTAACTTATTCATAGCAGTACAAGATAGTACTGGAGCAGATCCTGATACAACTTTTATCTATGATCCAGGTAGTGATGCTCCTGATCCTTGGCAATTATTAGTAACTGGTAAAGCATTTAAAGGTTCTTGGAAAGAAAGTGATTCCAACGGAGCAATTACTTACTTTGTAGGTGATGTAGTTACAGTAGCAGGAACAGTATACGCTTGTATTAAAACACATGAGTCATCATCATCTGATTCTAAACCAACTTTAGATGAAGAAAGTGAAAATGTTGGTCCTTATTGGGTAATGATAGCCAAAGGTAATGAACCAGGCGCTTTAGTACTTGAACAAATAGGTGACGTAAAAAGTTTTGATACAGAAAAAACAAGAATAGGTTTAGGAACAGTAGGACAATTATTTAAAGGCAATGCAACTGGTGATTATCCAATATGGGGTGATCATGATGTAATAAAAAATGTATTTTTTGTTTCACCTTATGGAACAGACACTCCTACTAGTGGTAAAAGTGTTGCAGGACCTTTTAAAACAATCAAATATGCTTGTGATTTTGTAGCGGCAGATTTAGCCGAACGAACACCATGTACTATAGCAATTAAAACTGGTGTATATGAAGAAATATTACCTATTACGGTCCCAAGAGATACACACATTTGGGGAGATTTTACAAGACGTGGTGTGAACGTTAGACCTAAAGCAGGTTATACAACAACAGATATGTGGCGTGTAAACAATGCCTGTGGTATTGCAAATATGACAATGCAAGGAAAAACAGGTGGATTAACTGCCGCAAATGAATATGGAACAAAAAGAACAACAGGTGGAGCATATGTAACTTTAGATCCAGGTAGTGGACCTGCAGATACAAGTGTTCATATTTTAACAAAATCACCTTACATTAAAAACTGTTCAATATTTGGAACAGGATGTACTGGATTAAAAGTAGACGGAGACTTACACGATGGTGGTCTCAAATCTTTTGTTGCTAATGATACTACACACTTTATTGAAAATGGAATTGGCGCTCATGTTAATGGAGATGCTAGAGTAGAATTTGTTTCAGTATTTGCCTATTACGCCCACATAGGATATTTGGCAACAGGCGGTGGAAAATTTAGAGCAACAAATGGAAATTCATCTTATGGTGATTTTGGTTGTGTTGCAGAAGGACAGTTAGCGGCAGAAACTCCAACAACTGGAAAAATTAATAACCAATCACAAGAAGCACAGGTAGATGCAGTTTATAATGATGAAAATGAAATATTTGCTTTTGCATATGATCACGCAGGACAAAATTATTCATCAGCAACAATTAATATTTTCGGTTCAGGAGAAGGAGCCGCGGCAACATTAGGTTACGATCAAATTAGAAATGGTGGAGTAGGTAAAGTAAGAATTAAAGGATTAGGTGATTCATCTACAGCTGGTGGTTCAAATTATACTAGTGAAATAGCACCTTCACAAGGTGGTGATGCAACATCAATTAAATTAGCACAACAATACGAAGGTACGCCAGCCGAAACTGTAGGACAAAGAATTTATATATGGGAAGGTACAGGTAGAGGTCAGTATGGATATGTTCATACTTACGACTCAGGTACAAAAGTTGCAACTATTAAAAGAGAATTTGATGATACAGATGGTTGGCAACACGTGATGGGTGGTTTCCCTATTGAAACTTTACTTAATGCATCTACAAAATATTCTATAGAACCTAGAATTACATTTACAGATGGACCTTATAATAAATCTACTCCTTCTTTTGGAACTACAGGAGAAATGTTAGTATCTGCATCAGGAAGAGTTGGAGCATCTGATGTTACAGTATTACTTGGTAATGGTAAAGGAAATAGAACAACAGATGGTTCAAACTGGACTGCTGTTAGTGGAGTTCCTTTAGCTGACTGGATCGGAATGACTAGAACAGAAAATTATTTTATAGCAGTAGCACAAGATGGAACAACTGCTAGATCCGCCGACGGTGCAACATGGACTAATATCACAACAAGTCAATATAGTACAACAGGAGGAACATATACACCATCTACAGGAGAATTAGTATTAGAAATTGGAGCACATGAAGTAGGTCAGACTTATAGTACAACAAGTGCAACATATACACCAGCAACAGGTGTAATGGAATTAGGTATAGAAAAACATACTCCTGGAGCACAATTTACTCCATCAGCCGCAACATACACTCCGGCAACAGGAGTATTAGAATTAACTATAGGATCACATAGTTTAGTAGCAGGTAATAAAGTTAAAATTGCTCCAAATAGTTTAACATTTACTTGCGCCTTAGACAGTCACGCTACTGAAAAAACATATCCAAGAGCAACTGGAAGTGCCGCACCAGGCGGAGTAGATTATTTCTACGAAAAAGCAATAACTCTTACGTCAGTAGGTGCAACAACAATTACAATGAACGTTGGTGATACTAGTATATCAGGCAATAACTCAACACACACATTTGTAAGTGCTACTTCTAATTCTGTAACAGAACAAGTTATTGGAGCACACAATTTACATATTGGTAATGAAGTTAAGATTGCACCAACAAGTTTATCTTTTACTTGTTCTTTTGATGATCATACTGCTCAAACAGCCTATCCAAGAGCAACTGGATCTGCCGCACCGGGTGGTTACGATTATTATTATTATAGCCCAGTAGAAATTACAGCCACAACAGCATCAACAATTACAATGAATGTTGGTAAAGGAAATATTAAAAATTATACTGTAACAGACGCGGCTTATACACCAGCAACAGGAGTAGTAATATTAACTATTGGTGATCATAATTTAGTAGCTGGTAATTATATTGACATTGCTCCATTAAGTTTAACATTTACTTGTGCCCAAGATAGTCATGCAACAGAACATAGCTATCCAAGAGCAACAGGTTCAGCCGCTCCAGGTGGTTATGATTATTTTTATAATAAACAAATAGAAATTATTTCAGCAGGTGCAACAACAATTACTGTAAATGTTGGAATATCAAGTAATACAACAGCACATACATTTATAAGTGCTCTTGCTGACGGTGTATCAAATTCAAATACACATACATTTGTAACTGCTCTTGCAAATAATGTAACATTAGCAGGTCAATTTGTTATGATTGCTCCAAACAGTTTAGGTTTTACTTGTTCTTTTGATAATAATGTATCAACTCATACATATCCAAGAGCAACAGGATCAGCGGCGCCAGGTGGAATGGATTATTTTTACGATACACCAGTTGAAATTCAAAGCAGAACAGCAACAACAATTACAATGAATGTTGGAAAAGGAAATATTAAAAGTTACACTCCAACAGCCGCAGTATATACACCTGCATCAGGAGTAATGGTATTAACCATTGGAGCACATAGTTTAATAGCTGGTAATTATGTTGATATTGCTACAGACAGTTTAACATTTACTTGCGATCAAGATAGTCATGGTAGTAATCATACATATCCAAGAGCAACTGGAAGTGCCGCACCTGGTGGTTATGATTATTATTACGAAAAACCAATAAGAGTTGAGTCAGTAGGTGCAACAACAATTACTCTAAATGTTGGTATATCAAGTAATACAACAGATCACTTATTTGTAAGTGCGACTGCTGATTGTGTAACAAATTCAAATGCACACACATATGTAAGTGCTACTGCGAATAATGTATCTTATTATTCTGTTCCTGTTGATGTAATGTCAGGTATTGCATATCGTAATGGAACTGTAATAATTGCATCAGAAACAGGAATGGTTTATAAATCAACTGATGACGGTTCTAGTTTCTCAGCTGATCAATTAGAAGTTTATGATGGTTCAACATCGATATTCACATATATTGCCGCTGGAAATGGATTATGGATAGCAGGTAATGGAACTGGAAAAACTTATGAAAGTCAAGATGAAGGAACAACTTGGTCATTAGGTTCTAATATTGGAGACAAATTAATGGATATTAACGGTGTTCTTAAATCTGTTCACAGATATGATGTAACATCATTAATATTTGGTGGTGGTAAATTTGTAGCAACAGTAATAGACGCTCCAGGAGATGAAAGTACAGTTATTAGTAAATTTATGATATCAAATGCTACAGGACAAGTTGGAGCTTCTGAACAAACAGCTACAAGATGGACAGAAAGTGAAACACCTCCACACGCAGGACCTTACATTGGAGTTGCATATACTGAAGGTACATATGTTGCAATATCGGCCGGTGGAGATCTTGCTTACAGTTATGACGCTTGGTCTTGGAAAATATTAGATTCTGCATTAACAGGAACGTTTTCAAGTATAGGTAGTGGTAAAGCTGGCGGTGGACATTTTGTTCCTTTACAAACTGGTAGTACCGGTACAACATATTTGTTAAGAAAAGGTTCAAGACCTTTAGCAAGAGCAATTACAAGTTCTCAAGTAATTACAAAATTACAAATTTTATCTCCAGGTAGTGGATATTCAACTGCACCAGCAGTTACAATAACTGACAATAAAGCTACAACTGATGCAAGTCTTGAAGCAAGAATATTTGATGGAGTATTAGGTCAACCAGAATTTTCAAATAGAGGTTCAGGATTTATGAATGTATCTGCAACATTAACAGGAGATGGTTTTGCAGATGAATATCAAATTGGTCCTTATCTTCAAGTAAAAGATATGAACGGAAAACCAGGACCAGGTGCAATTTTATATATAAATGGACTTGAAGATCAAGTTTATAGAATAACTCAGGTTAATAATGTAACAGGAAATTCTCCTAACATTGCCGCTCAGTTTAGAATAACACCTAGACTAAATGCAAATGAATCTCCTGATCATGAAACAACAATAGAAATAAGAGAAAGATACAGTCAAGTTAGAATAACTGGTCATGATTTCTTAGATATTGGAACAGGTAATAAATCTACAACTAATTATCCAGGTTTATACACTAGTGGTTATACACCAGGTTATGAACGTAAACAACAAAATGAAACTGTATCAAATGGAGGAGGTAGAGTATTTTATACTTCTACTGACCAAGATGGAAATTATAGAGTTGGAGAATTATTTGAAGTAGAACAATCTACAGGAATAGTAACATTAAACGCAGATTTATTTGACTTATCAGGTTTAACAGAAATTACCTTAGGTGCAGGTGGAGTTGGTGGTACTGATGTTAAAATTAATGAATTTAGTACAGATCCAACGTTGAAGAAAAATTCAAATAGTGTGATACCTACACAAAAAGCAATTGCTACATTCGTTGGCTCTAGAGTTTCTGGAGGAGGTGCAAATCTTATTACTAATGAAGTTAGAGCAGGACAAATAAAATTTGCTAATGATCAAATATTTAATGAAGCATTTCCGGCGGCTGGACAAGTTGTATTTGCCGCTACAGTAAATATTTCAAATGTTTCTGGGCCTATGTTAGCACAATCATACTTTTTTGGCTCTAATGTTAGAGATAGCTGGGATGAAGGTGGAGTAGAACGGGACACATTGTATGGAAATTAAAGATTTAACGGTAATGATAAATAATATACAACAAAGGATTATATAAAAATGGCTGAGTTTAAACTAGGTAGAATTAGATTTGTTTGGAAAGGTTCTTGGGTAACTTCAACATCATATTACGTCGATGACGTTATAAGATATGGTGGAAGAACCTATAATTGCGTATCAAATCACATTGCTAACGCAGATTTCCAAGTAGACTTATCTGCTGAAAACTGGCAATTAATGTCCGATGGTCAAGAATGGAAAAGTGACTGGTCATTAAACACAGTTTACAAACCAAATGATGTTGTAAAATATGGTGGTTACATTTATATTTGTAACACAGGACACACATCTGCCGCAACGGTAGAACTTGGCTTAGAAAATCATCAATCTTATTGGGATTTATTTGTAGAAGGATTTGATTGGAAATCTGATTGGACAATTTCTACTAGATATAAAGTAAATGATTTAGTAAAATATGGTGGATCAGTTTATCTTTGTATAGAAGAACACACATCAGATACAACAACAGCAGTTGGCTTAGAAGGAAAACAAAGCAAATGGGAAATTTTTGGAAAAGGTTTTGTTTGGTTAGGCGACTGGGCAATTAATACTAGATACAGAGTAAATGATACAGTTAGATACGGTGGACAAATTTATATTAACATAACTGGACATACTTCAGCGGCAACTATCGCAGATGGTTTAGAAGCCAATCAAGCACAATGGCAAGCCTTACACAAAGGAATAGAATATTTAGGTGCTCACGCGGCAACAACAAGATATAAAGTTAATGATGTAGTAAAATATGGTGCAAATATTTGGATTGCTACAGCGGCACATACATCAACAACTTCTTTAGCGGCTGACGAAGGTAATTGGTCAGTTTTAATTCCAGGTTTAGAATTTGAAGATACTTGGGATTCTTCAACACAATATCAACCAGGTGACTTTATTACTTACGGTGGATATAGTTATGTTTCAAATACAAATAACGTTAATAAAAATCCACCTCTTAATTCAAGTGATTGGACATTATTTGTAACAGGATTTAATTTAAGAGGCGACTATAATGCCGTTACTGCATACAAACAAGGTGACGTTGTTAGAGTTGGAGGTTTTACATATCTCGCAATTGCAGACACAACAGGTAATAAACCACCAAGTGTTTTACACTGGGATAAACTTAATGAAGGTTTATATTGGAAAGGTAATTGGGCAAATGCAACTGAATTCGACAGAGGTGATATAGTAAGAGGAACTACTAACACTAATACAAGTTATATTTGCGTAACAGGACACACATCAAATAATGTTGGACCAAGTACAATTAATCAACCAGACTATCCACCAGGAGCAGGTGTCGATACTAGTGTTTGGTCATTATTAGCATCAGGAACAGAAAACGCTGTACTATCAGTAAAAGGTGATCTTTTAATTTATGGTCAATCAGGACCAGCTAGATTGCCAATTGGTAAAGCAGGACAAACTTTAATTGTAAACTCAGCAGGTGATCTTCCTGAATGGGGATACTTTGGAGCTGTAGATCAAGTTTATTATGTTTCAGAAACAGGAACAGATGTTCCAGCACCTGATTCAGGACCAACACTTGACAAACCTTGGAAAACTTTAAGATATGCTTTATGGCAAATTGAACAAGGACCAAGAAATCCTCAAGGAACTTACATGATGGAAAGAAACAAAGCATTTATTCAAGCAGAAATTATAGCTTGGATTAACGCTCAAATTTCTGGAAACATTTCACCTTTCACATCAGGTTATACATACGACGCGGCAAAATGTACAAGAGACTCTGGATTAATGATTGATGCAGTTCTATGGGATTTAAGACATGGTGGAAATGAAAAATCAAGATATGCAACACTTAGAATTTCAACTCAAACAGAATTTGTAAATAATTCTGCTGAATTACAAGCCTATCTTACTAGATTAGTTTATATTACACAACAAGTTACAGCCAACAATGCAGGTTATTCTGCAGGACAAGGTACAATAAATCAAGTTGTTGATAACAATTATACTGCGGAGCCGGCTGTTAATGGAGAAATTGCAAGTTATATACAAATTGCAATAGATTGTCTTGCGGCAGGTAATACATCTGGAGTACCTATAGAAGAAATAGCACAAACTACATTATTTGTTAAAACAGGAACATACGAAGAAGTGTTACCTCTTTCAATAAGAAAAGGAACAGCACTAGTAGGAGATGAATTAAGATCAACAGTTATTAAACCAGCGGGACAACAATCTTCAGTAAGCGACACAGCATTTACATTACAAGGTATTGGTAGAATGCAGGCAATTTTGTCTGACATAGTTCAGAACGTTGCTGTAACACCAACACCTGTAGGAGGTGTTACATTTTTAACAACACCTGCACCAGATTTAGGTTTTGTTAATGGAACTTACACTAACGTTGCAGTAACAGGTGGAACTGGAACAGGATGTACAGTAGATTGTACTGTTTTATCATTTGCAATTACGGCTTTGTCTATAAATTCACCAGGACAGAATTATGTAGTTTCTGATGCATTAACAATTCCAGCGGCAACAATTGGAGCAGATGGAGTTTCAACTGTAACAGGAGTTACAACAGGAAATAATTTAACTCAAAATACAGATCTTCCTGTAGGTTCAGCGGCGGCAGGTACAGCGGCGGCGGCAATTGGACAAAATATTATAGATCATATAACTTACAAAGTTAATGCAACTGGATCTGATCCAGCATTAACTGGTGTTAATAGTGCAGATTCAACTGCAGGTTTCACAGATGCAAGATTAAGACTATTAGCAAATAAAGAATTTATTGCATTAGAAGCCGCGGAGTTTGTACAAAGAGCAAATCCAACTCATAGTAATTTTAAAGAAAAATGTTTGAATGATATTAGAATATATGTTCAAACAATTATGGACGACTTAGAATATACCGGCAATTATAAATCATTGAAAGCCTCAGATGCCTACATTAATTCTAGACTTGCAAAAGGTTCTAGTGCAAATGATATGTTCTATGTTAGAAATGCTTCAGGAATAAGAAATGTAACAGTAGAAGGTTTAATAGGAACATTAGGTACTACTCAATTCTCTACAACAGCGGCAACATACACACCAGCAACAGGTGTAATGGAATTAACTATTGGATCACATAGTATTGCTGTTGGTGAAAAAGTAATGATTGCTTCAAATAGTTTAATCTTTACTTGCGATCAAGATACTCACGCTACTCAACATAGCTATCCAAGAGCAACTGATCCTTATTACAATAAAGAAATTTTAGTTACAGGTGCGACAGCGACTACAATTACAATGAATGTTGGAATATCAAGTAATACAACAGGACATACATTTGTAATGGCTACTGAAGATAATGTAACATTAGCTACTGCAAATGAATATGGAACAAAAAGACCAACAGGTGGAGCATATGTATCATTAGATCCAGGTTGGGGACCAGCACATGAAGAAGTATGGATTAAGTCTAAATCACCTTATATCCAAAATGTAACAACTTGGGGAGAAGGTTGTGTTGGAGTAAAAGTAGACGGTGCATTACACGATGGTGGTTTTGATTCTATCGTTGGAAATGACTTTACACAATTATGCGATAATGGTATTGGTGCTTGGATTACAAATTTAGGTAGAGTAGAACTTGTATCAGTATTTTCTTATTATGCACACATAGGTTACCTTTGTGAAAATGGTGGAAAACTTCGTTCTACAAACGGAAATTCATCTTATGGTGATTTTGGTTGTGTTGCAGAAGGAACAGATGCAAGTGAAACTCCAATAACAGCAACAATAGATAATAGAAGTACAGATGCAGTTATTGACAATGTTATAACAGATGCTAATCAAATATTAGCATTTGAATATGATAATGCAGGTAGACAATATAGTAATGCAACATTTACTATATCTGGACCTGGTTATGGAATTGCTGGAACAACTCCAACTTATAATACTGGTGGTGTTTACAAAATTAGATTAATAGAAACTAATCAAGAAGTAAGTGATCAAGGTGGATCAACTTACATGACTGCACTTAATACTGGACAAACAGGTGACACTACATCAATTACTATAGCTAACGCAGATAGTAATGCCTCAGGGGCTTATCCTGGAATGGCAATATGGATTGTAGAAGGAAAAGGTGTAGGACAATATGCATATATTAATACTTACAATGCAACAAGTAAAGTTGCAACTGTTAAAAAATATTCAAATAGTGCAGACGGTTGGGAAAGACTTGGAGGTTTAGCGGTAGAGGCAACATTAGACAATACAACAAAATATAGTATTGAACCGAGAGTAGTTATTGCGGCTCCTCAAGATGATGGAAGTACAGCAGTTAGACAAGCAGTTGCAAGAGCAGTTGTTACAACAGAAAAAATTTCCAAAGTAAAAATTATAGATTGCGGAGCAAGTTATACTTCAGCACCTACTGTAACATTTACTGATCCTAACAATACTACAGATGCTCCAGTACAATCATACATAGATGATGGTGTATTAGGACAACCAACTTTCTCTGCAAGAGGAATTGACTTTGAAACTGCAAGTGCAACAGTATCTGACGCAGGAAGCGAAAAAGTTATTACAGGTATTTCACAAGCAAATCCAATGGAAGTTACAGCCGTAGCTCATAATTTTGTTGATGGTCAAAAAGTTGTATTTTCTGATATAGTTGGTATGACAGAATTAAATTCTGGTGTATATTTTTATATTAGATCTACAAGTGTAGATACATTTGCAGTTTACATTGACTTTGATTTAAATAATGGATTAGATTCAACTAATTTCACAGCATACGTTTCAGGTGGTAAAGCAACAAGCTTCGGTGGATTTAGAGATGAATATCAATTTGGAAGATATCTTCAAGTAGAAGGATTAACAAAAGTACCTCAAGCAGGTTCTAATATAGAATTTGATGGCATTGGTTCTACAACATATCCTTATGCATATGATGTTCTAACTTCAAATAAAGAATTTTTAAAAGATGAAGTTGTTTCTTGGTTTGATAATACTGGTTATCCAGGTGTTCATTCTCAAGCAGAATTAGATAAGTGCGAAAGAGACGTAGGATATGAAATAGATGCGTTAGCACATGATTTAAAATTTGGCGGTAATACAGAAACAGTTAGGGTAGCAAAATTTTATTGGATTGGAACTAATACACAACTAGGCGTAGGTGAACAAGCCTATGCAGTTGCAGTTAATAATAAATTAAAAGAAATAATTAATGGTTATATTCTTACTAATACTGGTTGGTCAACAGAACAAACTCCAGTTGTTACTACTCAAACTACAACTGCATTTAATGGAGAAACTGGTACAATAGATAAAATTACAACATTAATTACAAACTTTAATGATGTTATTGAAAATGGTTTAACATCATTACCAGCTACAATAGGATTAAATAATCCTTACTACAAAATAGTAAGTGTTAAAAATCAAGCAGGATCACAAGCTCCTTATTCAGCACTATTACAAATTAGTCCACAATTAAGTGTAGCACAATCACAAGAGCATGGTTCTCAAGTGACAATGAAATTTAGATACAGTCAAGTTAGATTGACTGGTCATGACTTTTTGGATGTTGGTACTGGTGACACAGCTAACACCAATTATCCTGGAACACCTTTAAATGATCCAGATTCAGCTAATGAAGCCGTTGGAAGAGGTGGAGGTAGAGTATTCTTCTCCGCAACTGATCAAGACGGTAACTTTAAAGTTGGAGAATTATTCTCAGTACAACAAGCAACAGGTATTGCTACGTTGAATGCTGATGCATTTAATATTTCAGGATTACAAGAGCTTCAGTTAGGAGATCAAACATTAGGAGGCACTAGTGCCGCTATTAATGAATTCTCCACTGACGGGACAATGGCGGCTAATAGTGATTCCATTGTACCAACACAACGGGCAATAAGAACTTATATCGCTTCACAAATTGGTGGTGGTGCAAGTTCTATTAACGTTAACTTGATAACTGCAGGATTAATTCAGATATCAGGCAATTCAATAAATACAACAACAGGAGTAAGCATCAATATTGCAAGTCCAGTTAATTTCCTTAAAGGGGTTAGCGGAGGACCATTGGCGATGAACTTCTTAATACATAGTTAAAGGAGAGAAAACACATGGCTTCAGGAAGATTAGGAAAAGCGGATTTGGTTGCCACTACTGATACTGTAGTATACACGTGTCCAGCGGATACATTTACCGTGGCCACCGTGTCTATCTGCAATAGAGGTAATCAAGTTATTACACTAAAAATGTCGGTGTCAGACTCAGGTACTCCAGATGCGTCAGAATATGTAGAATATGATACAGAAGTTCTGTCACACGGAGTATTAGAACGAACTGGTTTAGTAATGAATGCTGGACAAAAGCTCGTTGTATGGTCTAACGCTGTAAATGTTAGTGCAGTAGTTATGGGTATTGAAACTGGTACTTCGTAATAATTACGTAGAATTAGCTTAAATAACATAAATAGTTAAAATAGATACAAAGGACATAGAAAAATGGGAAGATATATATCAACAACTGGAACTGCTGGTGCTGTTACTAGAGAAGTCTCTACAACATACGCCGCATTAGTTAATGATAGAATTCTTGCTGACAGTACAGGTGGAGCATTTACAATAACTCTACCGGCAAATGCTGGTTTGTTAATTAATGATACAATTCAAATCATTGATGCAACATCTCAAACTGGCGTAAATGCAATAACTGTTGGAAGAAACGGATCATTAATTCAGGGAGTGGCAGAAGATTTAACTGTTGACTTACCTGGAGCGATAATGACTATGGTTTATACTGGTGCAACATACGGTTGGATCTTAGGTGCTGTATAAGAATTATTATTAATTTTTTTACACAACAGTTTTATTTAGGAGAGTTAAGAGATGAGTGCATTAAGCACAATGCTGACAACAAAAAAAGTAGGTTTTACCGAAGCCGAAGAACAGAATCTTGAGAAAGGAAGAATTTATACATATACTCAAGGGGCTAATTGGTCTAGACTTTGGTGCGGATTTTGTTTTCATCCTGAAGTAGCAGGAACAGTATATTTAGAATCATGGGGAGCTGGCGGTAGTGGCGGTAAAATGTGCTGTTGCGGTTTTGGCTTACCTGGTAACTCTGCGGCTTATGCCTATAGAAAATTTGATCTAGGAGAAAATGGATTTATTTGCGGATGTACAGGTCAATCATGTGGTAATGCAGATACATTATGTCACAGAGGTTGTTCTGAACCAACGTTCATGAATATTTCTACTGGTTTAGGTGAATGTACTTGCGTTTGTACTCAAGGTGGTGCAGGCGGAGTTTCTTATTGTTCTACTAATACTTCATTTTATTGTTGTTTTGCGGCAAACGGTTTTTGTGCAACAAAAACTGATAACGATCACTGCGGATGGGTATGTAATATGTGCGATGGAAAACATATAGCTCAAGCATATTGCGGAGATGCAGGTTTTAATTGTCCAGGAAGAACTTCTTGTGTAGCGGCTTTTGGTTGTTACCCATTATGTATTTGTAATTTTACTCACTACGCACCTACACCTGCAGGTATGTTTAGTAAAGAAGGAATGTATGTCGCTTTTAATACAGAAAACGATAACGGATTTTCATCATGGTCAGGACAAGGTGCACACCAATTAGAAGCATCTTTAGGGGCTGGAAGATGGCCTACAGGTGGTATACCTTGGGCAACTTGCTGGGGAGCAAGTAAAGGTTGTCACTGTCAAATAGGTGAACCTTGTATACCTCACGTTCCAGTTGGAATGGGAGGACACGGATCAATGCCATGTCCACAAGTAAGAGATCACGCAAGTAGAGGAGGTCACGGTGGAGTACGAATTAAATTTATTCGTAACGACGAACCGACTCAATAAAGAGAGATTATTATGCCAGCATCATCATTAACAGCATTATTACAAACGAAGTATGATTACCCATTAGCTAATGAAACTAATTTAGAAACGGGACAGCTTTTTACATTTTATCCTAGTAATCAATATAGCACTAATTTTTGGTGTCATATTTGTTGGAAACCACCAGCAAATGGTATAGCTACAATTGAAGTATGGGGTGCGGCTGGATCAGGTGCAGAAATGTGCTGTTGCGGTGGAGGAATTCCAGGCAATCCAGGCGGTTATTCTAGAAAAGTATTACCAGAATTTGGAGCATCTTGGGCCGATTGTTATATTTGTGCTCAGATAGGTTTATCTTGTAATAACACAGACGATTTATGTTACAGAGGAATGTCAGAACCAACTCAAGTTTGTTGGTTAGCTGGTGATTCCGATGGATGTATTTGTGCTCAAGGTGGTAGAGGTGGAACATCATTCTGCTCATCTAGTCCAGCAATGTATTGTTGTTACCTAACAAATGACTGGTGTGGTACACAAGCCGGTGGAGCAGGTTGCGGTATAATTTGTAATTACAGAGATGATGGTGGTACAAATTATGACGGTGCAGATTATTGTGCATTTGCTTATGGTGGAGATGTAAACTGTTATGGCGGATTTAGTTGTATGTACTTTAAAAACTGTTATCCAAACTGTAACTGTAGACAAAATCCAGTAATTAGAATTCCACCAGGAATGATTTCAGAAAAAGGTGGACAAGTTCAATACGCAATGGATACAGATAATCAAAGATCTTATTGGTCAGGAATGGGCGGAATTTTTGGAGTAATGGAACCATTAAATATGGCAACAAGAAATCCAACTCAAGGAGCTCCTTATAATGCTTGTTGGACAGGTAATGACTCTTGCGGATGTTATCAAGATCAAGGAGCAATTAACTTCTTCCCTGGAGGAATTCCAGGACAAGGTCCTACACCTTGCGATGGTGTAAGAGATCACGCTTGGAGAGGCGGAAACGGAATAATGAGGATTAAATTTGTAGCTTCGTAAAAAGGAGTAAATAGTATTATGGCAACATTGAAAAAAATATTAGGTGAAAGAACAGCCGGAGGCGGTATAGAACAAAACATAGAAAAAGGTTATATCTATGCTTATTCTCCAGGTACTCAACATTCAAATTTTTGTAATGGAGTTTGCTGGACTGCACCTTCAAATGGTAAAGCAATTGTAGAAATTTGGGGAGCTGGTGGATCTGGTTCTCGTATGTGTTGTTGTGGTGATGGATTACCAGGCAATGCAGGAGGTTATTCTAAGAAAACTCTTGCAATTACGGCAGATGATACTATTACAGCTTCTTTAGGAATGGCTTGTATGTCTCACCCACTTTGTCACTCAGGTTGCGGTAGTCCAACTCAATTATGTTATGTAACAGCCGGTAGTAATGGAAATGGTTGTATGTGTGCTAGAGGTGGATATGGCGGGAAATCAATGTGTACTACAGGTACATCTT